TCCAAGGAAAAAAGACACTCACTCCAATCACTCGGTGTTAGGATGCCACCCATACATAGAAACTAATTGTGATACATGTGTAATGTGCACGAGAAGGATTTTGTCGAAAGCTACTGACGCCATACCGGTGTTCAGTTTGGAGAACTACAAGGGCTACGCCAAGGTGACAGACGTGTACGACGGAGACACGTTCAAGGCGTGCATACTCTTGCACGGCCGAGTGAAAAAATTCATCTTCCGGACGTTGGGATATGACGCACCCGAGATGAAACCACCCTTAGCCATGTGCGACAGGAAAGACCACATCGTCAAAGCCGTGGAAGCTAGGAAACTCTTCATGCATCTGTTGGGGTTCGATGAGGATGGAAATTATCCACCGTGGAACCCTTTCATGTGTCGATGGAAAATCAACGGTTGGGTGTGGATAGAATGTGGCAAGAATGACAAGTATGGCCGAACCTTAGTCAGGGTGTACAAAAACAGAAAGTGTGTTAATGAACAAATGTTAGAGAGTGGGTATGTGAAAGCCTACGACGGGGGCACACGGAGTTAAATATAAGTCACAAATAAAAACACAGGACTATGAAAACATTCACTTCGGCCGATGGAATAAAAATCATGGTGGGTGAGAACGCCAAAGAGAATGACGTTTTGACCATGAATGCCTATCCCAAAGAGTGGTGGATGCACATCGCAGGCTGCCCGGGTGCACACGTGGTGATATGTCACGAGTGTGACACCGTACCCAAAGAAACAAGAAGGGACGCCGCAGCCTTGGCCGTGCACTACAGCAAACAAAGATCGAAGGCCAAGATGATCCCCGTGGACATGGCTCGTGTAGACCAGATCACAAAGTATGAAAAGTCTCACCACGGAGAGGTGTTTCTGGATGGTGAGATCATGCAACTCAATGTCTTCATAAACAAAGAAGGTCCGCGACTTAAAAGATTACTCAGTACTTAAATAAATGATGAAAGTTGTTTTCAAGCCGAGCCCTTCGGTGGCACACAAATACCGCGTCGTCTTCCCTGACAAAAGAGCCATCGATTTTGGTGTCAAAGGTGGCCAAGACTACACAACCCACGGGAACCCCATGCTCGTGCGTGAGCACATCCTCGATCACGGAGGCATCATTCCCGTACGTTCACTTATGGAGAAGGATCCACGTAAAATTCATCGAGAGATGTTGGAGATCGATAAAAGTACGAAAGAAGATTGGCATGACGTGTACTCCAGAGAATACTGGGAAAGGTGGCTTCTGTGGACTTACCCCAACGTCGAACACGCCAAACTCTTCCTAACTATGAGGCACAACCACTTATTCATGCCTTACGAGGATACATTTTATTAATTTGTCATTCAACCCTTAAAGAAATTTTTACGTGGTGAACGCCACAATTCGACGCACGATGGAATTGAGAAACAAGATGCGGGCCTTGGCCAAGGAAATAAAAGAGTGCCTCAAGCACAGCCCTAACCCGTACGCGTACAAAATAATGAATGACATCGTTGAGTATTACCTCCCGAACGATGTCATGCCAGCGAAAGACATGATCAAAAATCTCGAAGAAAAGTTTGATATGGTCTACACACCTGATGCGGAATGCTTGGATGAAGACCAAAAAAATTTTTGTTTAGCCTTCAACGAACATGGAGACTTAATCGGTGAGTGGGAAGAAAACGAAATCTACGAAGAGATTGAGGAAATCATGGAATTTATAACCCGCAATGGGTGGGAACTCATCGAAAATCCCATAGACGTGCAGTGCTACCTCATCGCACCCACGTGCACGGTGGCCACAATAGAAGACATAGTCTACCCACCTTTGTAATCTTAATTCCCGTACGCAACACCCGCTTGCCCACCCTTGATGCGCAAAATGTTCATGCACGGAGCGTACACTCTGTGCACGGCGTTACCACCGGACGGGCCGCTGATGGACAGCTTGGCCGTGTCGATGCGAGAGAAGTTGAGGGAACCTGTCATTTGCCCGCGGTTCAAGGCGACTTGGAACGGCCACGTGAAGACTGGAACGTTGTCGAGCACGGTGTCCGGAAGGTGCGTGCAGTGAAGTTCAGGGACGATGGTGTGGTGATAGTTGGCAGACATGTTTTCGAACAACGGGCTGCCGTTGATGTACATGGTGGCCGTGTCGAAGGTGTATTCGGACGACCAGTTCTGTGCGCTGGCGTTCGCAGAGGCCATGTGGATGGCACGGCACGGGTGGTTGAAGTATGAAAGGTCAACTTCGGTGTCCGTGTTCGCGCAGAGCTGCGTTTGGACTTGATCGATGAGGATGGCGTGTTCATTCTTAGTGAAGAACTCACGCTCCTCGGTGTCGACGAAGATGAAGTTGGCGTAAATCTTCGGGGTGTCCGTGCGAGTCAAACCCGGGCGGCACTTGATGCGCACCTCCACCTCGACGTGTTGCATCGCCAGAAGCGGAAGGGCCTTGGACCAGTCTTCACTGAAGAAGAACGGGATCACGTAGTGATCGGCGTTTGATCCACCGGCACCGATGGCGTTCCCTTTCACATCGTTGGTCGAGATCGAACAGGACGCCTTGGCGCTGTCCGTGCGGTACAAAACGTTGTGCACGGCCTGGACGTAAAGGCTGTCCATGGTGACCACTTTTTGGCCACCGATCCAGAGAGAGAACTCGGTCGGGGCGGAATCCGCCGAGAAAAGGCCGGTGGTGTTATCACCGACGGCACCGATGGAGGACCCTTCGATCCAGATGGTGGACAACAAGTCACCCTTGGACTTGATCGGGACGACGACTTCGGTGTTCGCACGGAACTGGCCGATGTAATCGAGACGCTCCGGCTTGACGCAGAAGTTCGTGTACTTTCGGTACGCTTGTCTGAAAAAACTGACGTCGGGGGTAGACGTCAAAACGGAATCTTGAACTCCCCTGCTCGCGAGAACAATCTGAGCAGCCATTGTTTACTACTAAAAGATATTAAAATTTTTGGGCGATGTCTACATAAATGGTCGTCTTCCAAGCACTCACCTGGGAACCCAGAGACGATGACGAAGATGAAGATGAGCGACGCCACCTGATTTCCATCTTCGGCAAGACGGGTGATGGGCGATCCGTGTGCGTGACCACGAGTTTCCAGCCGTACCTATTCGTGCGGATGCCGAACGCGTCCAAGGCGACCGGGGTTGAGATTTTCACGAAACTCAACAAGCTCTGCCCCGACTGCCTCACGGGCTATGGCTTCCTGATGAACAAAGACGTTTGGGGATTTCAAAACAACGAGCGCGTGCCTTTCATGAAACTCGACTGCGTCGACCTCGACGCTAGGCGCATGGTGGACTACACCCTACGGAGGCCACTCGAACTGAGCATGGGGGTCACCAGGCTCAGGGTGTACGAATCCAACCTAGACCCAGTGCTTCGCCTCATGCACCGCACGGACGTCATGTCCACCGGGTGGTTGGAAATCGATGAAGACATGTGTGTGAAATCATCTATCGCCACCACGGACGTCGATCTGTTCTGCCGAGACTGGAAGCTCCTGAAGCCCGTGGACAAGGACGACATGGCCCCATTCGTCGTGGCGTCCATAGACATAGAATCGTACTCGTCCACAGGGAAGTTTCCTGATGCGGACGTGCGAGGCGACTGTTGCTTTCAGATTGCCATCACCCTATGTGAGTTCGGGAGTGATGAACCGTACGATAAGACTATATTGTGTTACAAAAAAACCGATCCAGATCTGGGCGGTGTGCGTGTGCTGAGCTTTGACACCGAACGTGGCATGCTGGAAGCATTTCAAAAATACTTGGTGGGCAAAGACGTGGACATCATCACAGGGTGGAACATATTTGGTTTCGATCTCGAGTACATATTCAAACGCGCGCTGATATGTGGGTGTGCACCCCAGACTTTCCACATGAGCAAACTTCGCGATCACAGGTGTGAACTCAAACACAAAAAACTCTCATCCTCCGCACTGGGAGATAACGTCCTGAAACTCCTACCCATGCCTGGGAGGTTCATCTTCGATCTCTTCCACGAGGTGAAGAAAAACTACAAACTCGACAGCTATAAATTAGACAACGTGTCCAAGCTCTACCTCGGGGACCAAAAGATAGACATGCCGGCCAGGGAAATGTTTAGGCGGTTCGAACGCGAGGATCCCGTCGAACTTCGAGAGGTGGCCGAGTACTGCGTGAAGGACACCCTCTTACCACATCGCTTGATGAAGAAGCTGTGCACTTTGCTCAACATGATGGAGATGGCAAAGGCATGTTGGACACCTCTCCAATATCTGTGTGAACGCGGGCAACAAATCAAGGTGTTCAGCCAGCTGACCAAAAAAGCCCGCGAACTCGGATTCATGGTGCCCGTGATTAGGAAAAACAAAAACGCCCTGGATGAAGGCTACGAGGGTGCCACCGTCCTGGAAGCACAGAAAGGTGCCTACTACACACCCATCACCGCGTTGGATTTCGCCTCACTGTACCCTTCAATCATGATGGCACACAACATGTGCTACAGCACGCTGGTGCTGGACGAACGAAAATACGGTAACATACCTGGCGTGGAATACGAAACCTTCGAGTTGGCCAGTGGCAAGAAGTACAAGTTTGCACAGAACGTGCCAAGCCTTCTCCCAGAAATCCTCTCAGAACTCAAAGTGTTCAGGAAGAAAGCGAAGAAAGACATGGCCATGGCCCAAGGGTTCATGAAGGAAGTGTTCAACGGTAAACAACTCGCCTTTAAAATTTCAATGAATTCCGTGTACGGGTTCACGGGTGCGTCCTCGGGCATGCTTCCGTGCGTGGCCATCGCATCGAGCGTCACATTCAAAGGCCGTTCGATGATTGAAGAGACGAAGAATTACGTCGAAAAACACTTCCCCGGGGCCAAGGTGAGGTATGGAGACACCGATTCCGTGATGGTTGAATTCGACGTCCAAGGCCGCACTGGCCAAGACGCCATCGACTACAGTTGGAAGCTGGGTGAACAGGCAGCCGAACAGTGCACGAAGTTATTCAAAAAACCCAACGACCTGGAATTGGAAAAGGTGTACATGCCGTACTTTCTGTACTCCAAGAAAAGATATGCCGCCAAACTGTGGGAAAAATCCAAATCAGGTAAAGTGGAATTCAAATACATCGACGTCAAAGGGCTACAGTTAGTGAGAAGAGATAACACACCGTACGTGCGTGAGGTGTGCAAAGAACTTTTAGACGTGGTGTTGGAATCGAGTGATCCTAAACCAGCCATCGAGTTAGCCCGTGAACGCGGCCTCGAACTTCTCACAGGTGACGTGCCCACGGAAAAACTTGTCCTCAGCCAAACACTCTCAGACACCTACAAAGTGAGTGGAGAACCAGTCTCGGTGAATGACGAAAGGCGATGTTGGGAAATTTCAATGTCACACGTGCAGGTGAGAAACAAAATGCGAGAAAGAAGACCCGGGAGCGAACCACAGACAGGTGATCGCGTACCCTTCGTTCTCACGCAAACCGGTGATCACCGAGCGCCGGCGTTCCAAAAAGCCGAAGATCCGCAGTACGTGAAAGAAAACAACATACCCATCGACTACTGGTACTACTTCGATAACAAGTTCACCCAGCCAGTGTCAGATCTTTTGGAACCACTGGTCGGTGACAAACCTAAATTAGCCATATTCGGAGAAATCATCACCCAACACAAACCGGTGACGAAGAAAAAATCAAATGGCCCACCACTCAGTGGAATGAAAAAAGCAGATCTCATATTGGAGTGCCAGAGACTTCAAATAGATGACACTGGTAAAGTCGATGAACTCAAAGCCAGGATAAAGGCGGCCAGGCAGGAAGAGACCGCCGAAGACTTGTTTAAAAATTACACACAATCCTTTGGTAAGGATGACGGAACACATGGACATAAAACAGCGGGTGTCGGAGATGATAGAATTAGAGGTGGAGCGGAGGGTGAAGATGCAAGTGGAAGAGGTGACGAGGCAGATGAATGAAAAACTCAACGCGTACATTCAAAACATATCGGCCACGCACGGGATTAACATCCAACTTCTTCTTCGAGACGTGCCCACTCTAGCTGAAGACAATGACATGTGCCGCGGGTTGAAGAAAGACGGGACGAGGTGTACGAGGATTGGGAAGTTCCACGGGTTTTGTCAGATACACTTGTATCAGAGAGAACACTGCCAACCGGTGGAGATGCGGAGGTCGTCTTCACACACTCACGATCACACGATTTTGTACCAACACGATTGCCCGGCATGCAACCCACTTATAGATTTGAATGATGTATTAAACAAATGAGTAAGTCTGAGATCCTTTTGAAATCTGTCGAAAAATTCTATGAGAATGTAGGGCACTCCAAGATCCTCATGGAAATTTTGAATAAGAAATCGGTATCTCTTAGAAACATCGAATGGTTCATCACCAAGTACGCTCGCAAAAATAATCTGAGCTACACCACCAAGGATGGGAAGTTCTTCACCGTCCACATGGCCTACAAATCATCCCTCGACGGCTACTCCAAGAAACTCTTCGACCCATTTTGCCGGTCTGAAAAGTTCCTCTTCAAAGTTCCTGGAACGGGTGATCAAGTCATGACCACACTAGCCCAACTCAACTTCATCAAGTGGTGCATAAGGAACAATGTGATCGACTTTTTGTCCGATAACAAAACTCTTCTGGATCACAAGATGTAAGGGTGGCGCTCGCGCTCCTCCTTGGTGCGAATCAACTGCGTGATCCCCAAGAACAACACGGTAAGGAAGATGGTGTCCTCGAAATCGCGCGCAGCCGCAAACGCCAATACCATCAGAGTGGCGAACTTGAAGTAGACGTTCTGCATTAAATCAAAAATCATCTTCGGCGTCTCGGTAATCCCCGGTGCGCCAAAGATACTTTGTAACAAAATGATGATCCCGAACACTAAAGGCCCATTCACCACTTCTTCGGATTTCGGAAGGTAATCCACACCTGTGTGAAGAACCATGCCCAAGGTGGACAACAAGATCATGGAAATGAGGAATGCGTTCGACTGCATTATTTAATATTACACGAGATTTTCTTTAGCTAACCGAGAAGCCAAGACGCTGTCGTACAGGCATGGGTGGGAGTACCGCACCTCTGGGCGGATCACAACCTTTCGATCGATGTGCTTCGAGATGTAGTCGTAATCGTATCCCTCCGACACGACCACCACGCAGTGGCCTTCGATGGCGTACGTGTTCTGGACGTCGAAGAGGTAACACTCGTGACTGCCGATGGGGATGACCACGTCACACGTCAACGGGTTGTTCGACCCGAGAAAAGTCACCAAGTCGGCACCAGGGACCTCGAAGAAAACCACCGAGTTCGTCGACTTTGCTTGCACCTTGGCGTTTCCCAGACGGTTCGTGAGCTCCTGGAAGGCCGTCTGGAAACCGACGCACCCGTAGCGCGTCATGTCCACCTCCAAACCCACCACGCGGAGCCGTGGAATTTTAAGTTCAATCTCCTTCATAGCCGATTGGTAACTCTTTTCCTCGCCCACGCAGTACAAACAAGAAAGATGCTGGATGTGACCATACGCCTCAGAAAACTTGAAAGGGTCGCACTCGTCCACGGATAACACAGATCCAGGCAAATGCCACGTGTTCTCGTAAGAGAGTGCGTCACTGAACCCGTGATTGACACCTTTCCATCCGTGTTGAAATCCGTGTACGAGATTACCGACCCGCTTCTCCCTCGAAGTGATGGTGGTGATCACGGTATTCAACCCGGGGTTGGCCTTTCCAGTTGACACGATCCCGATGTTCATATTTTTTACTTCAACATCGATGCATTTCTTTATTTATTTCAATCTGCACTTGATGGCGAAAAAGAGTAACCACGCCACCACGATGTCCACCGTGTAGTGATCGCGTGTGGCCACTGACGCCAAAGAAGACACCACCGGGAACGCCGGCCACAAAGGCGCACCAACGAATGACGAAGTCACGACGTTAAACGTGGTGTGCCCAGAGAACATGTAGTCCTTACAGTAGCCGAAAGGTATGCGAAGCTCACACTTACCATTCTTCGTGTAAGGGAATGTAGTGACGGCGTTGGTGATCCCACGGAAGAAAAACATTAAAGTGAGAAATTTCAAATACATCAGCCGCTTGGATGGTGGCCACGACTTCCACGATAGTGCGAGGAAAATCACAGGCACCGCGAGCAACACGTCGGGGAGATGTTCGTAAGAACTTAAGTCGGGAAGCACCTCGAACCCGATGTCTTGGATATTCCCGTCGTTAGCACGCTGGTGTGAGATGAAATATCCCACGGCGATGTTGAACACCAATGCCAACAGGAACCAAATCCAAATCATATTATAAAAAAATATTTTTATTTATTACAGAACAATGGCGGCGAACAGTGGTCTGCCATTGGTGATGATATTCATCTTCATCGCCGTGCTCAGTGCCATCTCAGCCGGTGTTGGAAGCTACACGTGCACCGGAGGCACATGGGATTACACTAAGTTTGACTCAGAACTGTGCACGGTTTGGCCGGATGACACATCTACTACCGTTGGCCCAACAACACCCCCGCCCTCAAGCCAGGCTCAAGGGGGTGCGGATGGTGAACCACAAGCCGTGCTCTGCCAAGAAATGACCACCGTCGGTTCTTGCCTCGGGGTGAATGGGTGCACGTGGGACGACACAATCGGTGCGTGTCGCCTTCAAAATACGGAAGACACTTCGGAAGGATGTTCCTCTTATTCGAGCGAATATACGTGCCCGGCAGACTGCGAGTGGAACGCCGCGCAAGGCACGTGCGACGACCCACCGGCGTGTGATCTCGCCTTCACGAACGATACGTGCCAGAGGACACCAGCACTCTTCCAAAAGTGTGTGTGGGACACCAAAGATTATGTGTGCCGCGAACGCGTGGGATGTGAAAAGATCATGGGTTCAGAAGAGTGTAACGCTATCGAAGCCTGTGAGTGGACCGGAAGCATGTGCATTCCAATGATTCCAGCTGAAAATAAACCGTGCGACGCCGAGATGTACGCCACGGACGGTAAGGCGTGCTACAACGACGAACAAAAGGCTGTGGGTTTCGGGTGGGCATTCAACAACAACGAAGTCGGGCGTTTGTGCCAAGAGAAAGTCAATCAGTACAAGGTTAAACTTTTGACGAGCGCGAATGACTACCAAACCAAGTACGAATGGACCCTTCCAGGAACCGCCGAAAGTGTGGGTGTCAAGGACGTGCCCGAAACCTTTTGGGGATCCACCATGAAATTCATCGTAGACGCCTATGACATCAACGACGAACTGATCGCACCCAGGGGAACCATTTCCATGACACTCGATGACACCAAAGATAGCGACAACTGCGAAGAAGTCGGAATCAGCCTCAGCGAACTACCCGAACAGCCCAGTACGGTGTCCCCTGCCCCGGAAGCCAAAGACTGTGTGGTGAACGATAACATGTACACACTCGGCCCGTGCACGAGGAATGGCATCACACTCGATGGCGGTGGATCGGGAGAAGATGCCTCCAAGAGGTGCGGCTACGGTGTTCAGCGCTACACTCTCGATAGAAATTCAGAAGGTTTCGAAGCCGAAGAAAATGGCGGGTCCTGTGTTGAAGCCAAGTTTCACCCGTCGCTCTGCCAAGTGCCGTGCGCGGAAAATATCATTCCGGAAAATTGCGGATGGGTCGGTGGTGAGGAAAATTGGTATTCGCCGACGAAGTCAGACGGTAAAGTGCATTGCATGTCAAGGCCCGATGCCGGTGATGACATTGGCACATGCAACGATGGATCTTATCCGAGCTCGGTGTATTTGGAAAAACGCGAACTCCAGGTCAATGTGTCCCCCGTGGAAACCCTTCCAGATGGTTCGCAGGTCACCATCAATTCCTGTCCCGCAACGGGTTTCAGATACAAAACGTGCACTCGGTGCCCGATTGACTGCGCCGGGTATTGGACAGATACCGGTGAAAAGTGTCATAAAAAACACGATTCAGGTATACGAACACACTGCTACCAATATAATCGCAGAAAGTATATTAGAACAAAAAATGGCCAATACGGAGGTAATGACAGTTGCCCGGCTAATGGGGCCACATCGACAGAAAGAATAGACACTAATATTACAGATTGCATGATCCCCGAATGTTAATTTGACATCCTCGAAATATGAACATCCATATCAAAAATGCGTCACAATTTGACACGCACCATGCACTCTTGGTGGGTTTTTTCGTTACTTTCATTTTTGATATCGATAGGCCTCGTCGTGGTCTACCTGGTCCATGCCCCGCCGATGTGTATGCACCCGAATGCGAAGGGTTTGTTTTTCGATGGTGCGAAGTGGATATGCAGATGCCGCACCGGATGGGCTGGTAAGAACTGTTCCATCCCTTACTGCGTGGATGTAGACA